CCCTTTCTGCTAACGGCAGAACCGCTCGCATGTCGGCACCGGATAAATGCTCAACTGCCTCGCACTTTGCACATTTTTTTATGCCGACGCGACACCGGCGGCACATTATTGCAATAACCTCTTTTAGTTTTTTAACTTCGCCAAGGCTTTTTTCTGCTCGGAACCGCCAATAGCAAACATCGCAATAATCAAGGTCGATGCCTTTTTGTCTGCCGTGGAGGTGGACGTTAATCGCATAGCTCCCACACTGTTTGCACTTCATAATCACTCGTTCCTTTCTGCCGCTAAGTCGGCTTCAATATCTTTCAGCTTCTTCACGGGTTAAGAAGAAATGAATCCCAGTCGAGCACTCCTTGACTTCTTTATCGTATGGCGCAGATACTACCGCGCCGACTGTGTAAACAAAAGTGTGGTCATGGGTTGAATGGCCTTCCAGATATTTTTTCCCATCGACGTCGGTTATGCTCAGCACTTCTGCCCTGTCTGTCCGGCACTTGCCATGGTTTTCGCTCTGGAATATTTGCCCTTTAGATAGGACTAGTTCCGCTATCAGGTTATCTTGCAGCTTTTTAAAAACTATAGTTTTTTTAGTAGCCTTAAATACTTGTTGTATTATTGCCCCGAAATGCTTCTCTGGCTTAACTTTCGAATTACCTGATTTCACAAAAACACAGCAAAAGCCGTGAGCCACGACTGTCGATGAGTCAAAAGCCTCGACTAATGATGAGCCGAAAGCCTCGACTGATGATGAGCCGAAAGCTACGACTGTCGAGGAGTCGTAAGCCACGACTGATGATGAGTCGTGAGCCACGACTGTCGAGGAGTCGTAAGCCATGACAGTCGATGAGTCGTAAGCCTCGACTGTCGATGAGTCGAAAGCCTCGACTGTCGATGAGTCGTAAGCCTCGACTGTCGAGGAGTCGTAAGCTCTGACTGTCGATTTTGCAATCACGTGGAACTTGGTTACCCCATCCGCTCTGAGTTCTATGTGGTTTGGTCTCTCCACTATTTCAAAGAGACCGGCGCTTTCAATAGTTACTTGTAACTTTTCATTTTTGTATTTCATCACTCGCCCACTTTCATTTGATAATTTGAAAAATCATCACAGCCCTCACAATGATCACCAGAAATTGGTGATTCGCCAAGATGTTCACAGGTCTGACATGTCACAGCATGGCTGTCTTTGAAATCTTTGTAATTGGCCAAAACTTTATCAACCTGATTTTTTAAATCAGCGTCAATGGCGGGTGCTTCGCAAATACGAGCGTTCTTATGTGCAAAATTAAACATATTGGCAAGTGCCTGTGACATAGAAAATAGAATCTGTCTGGCTTTATTGTAAGACTTGCTTATAACCGAATATTTGTTTTTCTCATTCAGGTAATGCCACTTGTAAAATTCAACTTCTTTTTCAAGTGCATTTGCAAATATTGCTGGAACTACCTTTAAATCTGGTCGAAAATCACCAGAGTTCATCTGACGATCAGCGGTTCTGGGGTATAATTTTTGTTTATCGGTTTTCATTTAGTTAACTCCTATTAATTTTTTTGTTTTTTGAGAATTTGCGCGTCTATCCAAATTCGCCAAAATTTGTGGTTTTATTATAGTTTCCCATAAATCAAGCGAAAATCCAGAAACCGAATTTATATGAAATTCTGCAAGTTCCCATTTATTGGTACTTCCATAAAAAATAGCAATACTTAGGGCAGTAAGATATTTGGCCTCCTCTGGCTTTGACGATAGTCTAACAATCATATCGGCCCATGTACTATAAACAACGCCGCTTGTTGCTGGCGCAATGTTAGATTTTTCCGACACGATTGCTTCAATTCCATGCACTTTCTGGTGACATTCTTTACACAAAACTATCAAATCTTCTGAAACATTTTCATTACCAAGGATTTCTGGATAGCGCAAGTGATGTACTTGCAAATCGTTTTCAGCTCCACACTCTTGGCACATTTTACCATGAATAATAAATGCACACTCTCTTACAACTTTCCATTTTTCTGATTGTAAATACTCGGCGTAAATTTCTTTTCTTGTTTTCATTTTTTATTCACCATCAAGACGTACATAATCTTGATCTGATAAAAGATCAAAATCTAGTTCAAGATTTCCAACTTCAAGATTGTTTTTTATTATTCTGATTGCACCCATAGCAGATGTAGTTTGCCTTGAAATTTCTTCGAAAGTTTCTTTCAGATTGTCAATCTTGGTCGGTTTTTTGTTTTTATTAAGATGTTCAAACCATGAACACAAGACTGTTATAAGTTCTTCACTATGATAATCTTCGTGCATTTTCTTGATCATCTTTCTGATATTTTTATCATAGTTGCATGGTGGGCCACCTTTACAGCCGTTTTCATATTTTCTCACATTTGAAGAAATTGTTGGTAACATCACACCTAAAAGAACCTGTGTATGTTGTGTTAGTTTATCTATATGTGGCTTTGCTCTATCTCGTTGATTACAAGATAGAAACTGTTGTGCCAGCATTAGATGATATATTTCTTCGTGGCCGTATAATTTTTCTATATTTTCGTAGGTTTCTGTCCAATTCAGATAGAAAATACCAGATGTTTTGGATTTATCGGCCTTTTCCATTTTTATTCCTCTATATTTATTTCTTTCGATTTAAAAAAGGCGATGATTTTATTCCGATTTTCTTCGTTTGGTTTACTTACTTTGCGTTCCCATAGTTGAACTGTTGTCAAAGAGACACCAATTTCATATGCCAGATCAATCTGTGCCATTTTTAATATTTTTCGATATTTTTTGATATCCATCTTTACCATCCTTTTAAAAATAATAACAATAACAAAAATGATAATAGCAGATATAGTGTAAAATTGCAAATATTTTTTTTCTAGGTTATGACATCAATAACCTAAATTTTTCTAGGTTATGACATCAATAACCTAAATTTTTCTAGGTTATGACATCAATAACCTAAATTTTTCTAGGTCGTGTGTAAATGTCAATGTAAATGAATATGTCAATGTAAATGAATATGTCAATGTGCCGTAGGCAACTTTTATCTATCGCTCCCAAAAATTCCAAATTCCCCATTTTTATAAACCATTTAAAAAAATTTGACATTTACACAATGCATCACATATAATAACAATCTATGGCAAACCAAGAATTAGACAAAATTAAAAATATTCTACTGGAAAAAGTCGATTCAAATTTTCTTGATGAGATTTTAAAGCAGTATGCTGGCCAGGAAGATATCGTCATTGAAGTTTTAAAAGAAGCCTTTGGAGAAATCATAGAAGAAGGCGACCCTTACCGTTGGCCAATGGTTTCGCCAGAAACATTTTTGGATGACCCATATTATTGCGGCGTTGACCCAAAGACCGGCATTGGTGTCGTTGAAAGTATGTACCCAAAGTTGCGTGAAGATTTCATCAAAATTCACTCACCAGGTTCAACAATCCAAGAAGTTGTTCTGACAGGTTCTATTGGTTGGGGCAAATCGTTTTTTATTGAAATTGGTATTCTTTGGCAACTTTATCATCTTAGTTGTTTAAAGCATCCACAGCGATTTTTTAACCTTGCTCCAGACTCTCCAATTGGTTTGATCATCGTTTCAGTTACAGAAAAACAAGGTAAAAAGAACATTTTTTCTACCGTTAAGGGCATGGTCGAAAGAATCCCATATTTCAGGGATAATTTCATGTTCAACAAGAAAAAACAGGCAGAATCAATGATCTTTCCAAACAAGATTGAAGTGTTTCCAGCATCAAGTTCACATTCAGCAAACATTGGTTTGAACCTTTATGCTGGTGGCATGGATGAAGCAAACTTTTTCAGAAAGATTAAAAATTCAAAGAAATCTGAAAGTGGTTCCGGTATGTTTGATGCTGCAAGAACCCTTTATAGAAGCCTTAGACGCCGCTTGGATTCTCGCTTTCTTAAACACGGAAAGAAGCCTGGTATTCTTTACCTTGGTTCTTCTCGCGTTTATCCAAATGATTTCACCAGTGAACATATAATGGAATCTGAAGAACTTGAAAAGAAAACCGGCAAAAAGACAGTTTATGTCATGGACTATAATCAGTGGATTGTTAATCGTGCTGCATATTCCAAAGAAGAATTCCAAGTTGAAATTGGTGAATTGAATAGACGAAGTCGTATTCTTGGGCCACATGATACACCTGTTGGTAAGGTCATCAATGTTCCAATGGACTTTTATGACAAGTTTGAAATGGACATTGAAAATGCGCTGAGAGATATTGCTGGTTATGGTATTCATGCGATTCAGCCATTTATCGGCAACAAAGACAAGATCATTGAAATGTTTGATGATGATTTGCCAAGAATTTTCTCAGTTGACACAGCAACATTATCACCAAAACCAGAGTTTATGTCAGCAGAATATATCATGGGTAAATTACAGAATCCAGGAAAGCCAAGATATATTGCACAGGACATTGGTATAACCAAAGATAGCTTTGGGTTTGCACTTGGGTATATTGATGGCTATAAGAAAATGAAGCGTGAATTTTTCAACAATGAAACGCAGCAAATGGACACTTTTGAAGAAAAACTACCAATATGTGTAGTTGAATTGGTGATAGAAATCAGGCCAGAAAAGGAATTTGGTGAAGTTGAAATTGCAAGAGTTCGTCATTTAATTTTTCAACTAATTAAACGTGGTTATAAAATTCGCAGAGCCAGTGCTGATGGATTTCAATCAAAGGATATGGAACAGCAACTTAAACGAAATGGAATTAAGGCTGAATATATTTCTATGGATAGAACACCAGAGCCTTATGAAACTTTCAGAACTGCGTTATATGATGGTAGAATTAAATGTGTTTATCATCCAAAACTTGAAATGGAACTAAATGATCTTGAGCGTGATTATAGTAAAAATAAAATTGACCATAATCCTATGGGGTCAAAAGATTTAGCTGATGCGGTTGCGTCAATGGTTTATAACATGCATGTTGACCCAATTTATGCCAATGATGATCTCATGGTTGGATATGTTGAAAACCAGAAGCACGGCGAAGATGGGGATAATCCATATCAGACCGGTGATGATGAAAAGGACAAATTTTTAAACTGGGTCACTGGTGGCTTGATTAATAGTTAAAACTTGTGTATAGTAACGGTTAGACTTGCTTTTAAGGATGGCCGTTATGAAAATAATTGACGATATTTTTAAATATCTTGGTTACGAAAAGCCCACGATTCAGGAAAAGGCACAAAAAGAAGAAAAGCCCAGTCCGACAAATATTCATCAGGAAGATGATGATTATGGTTCTGGATTTGTTGGTGATTACTGGTCTGGTCGTGTAAAAGATGCCATTAAAGTTGATGAAACAGATGGTGTTCGATATACTGAATTGCATTTAATGGATTTGGAAGTTCCTGAATTGGCCGCAGCCCTAGATGTTAATGCTGATTATATCGTCTATCCAAATGAAAATGACAAAAGCAAGATTGTCAACGTAACTTCTACAAACCCAAAAGCGCAGAAAAAGATTGATGAGATCGAAGCTCGTATTTCTGTTCAACAGCAGCTTTTCCCGATGATTCGTGGAATGTTGAAATATGGTGATAATGCTGAAGAAATCGTAACCAACGTTGATGGGAATATGGTTATGGGCTTCAGAAACATTCCTATAAAGACGATGGTTCCGGTTATGATTGATGGGTTCCCACAATCAGACCCGCGAGTAATTCAACAGATTGCTGGAAAAGAAGTGGCCAGATTCAGCAATGGTGAAGTGTTTCACCTTTGTTTGAACACCGACAGAGAACGATATTGTCGATATGGTAAAGGTGTTTCCATGCTGGAACACTCTCGTTTGCTTTATCGTCAAGTTCGTTTGATGGAAGAAGGTATCATGATTGCTCGTCTTTCAAGAGCAAATCAGAACTATGCTATCATCGTAGATGTTGGTGAACTTCAGGGTGATGATGCATTGGCATTTCTTGACCAGTATAAAAAGCGGGTCACAAGACGCAAATACATTGACCCTCGTACTGGCAAATGGTCTTGGAACTACAATCCACTGTCGGTTATTGAGGATATCATGGTACCAACCAGAGCTGGTTCTGGTGGTAATGTAGTTCCATTGAACAATAATAACAGCACTGGTAAGAACATTGAGGACATCATGTACTTCCAGGATAAGATGATATATTCAACCGGTACGCCGAAGATTCTGATTGGTAAAGAAGTTGACACTAACTCAAAATCAACTTCAGACAATCAGATGATTGGCTTCCTGAGAAGGATTCGTCGTATTCAATACATAATCACCCCACCCCTGAAGCAGCTTTATCAGAATATGCTGGCAATTGAAGGTGTTCAAATTGGCCTTGATGAACTTAATGTAAACTGGCCTCTCAGCATGACGGTTGATGAAGAAAGAAAAATGGCAACCGAAAAGATCAAAGCCGAAATCGCCAAGATTCTTAAAATCGAAGTTGGTTGTATTGATGATGAATTCATTTACACCAAGATTCTTGGTATGAGTGATATTGAAGCTGCTGATATGAAATCAAGAGTCGATGCAATGAAAGAAGAAGAATTTCAGAAGCAACAGGCTCTTATGGCAGCACAGGCTGCAAACAACGCCGATTCTGAAGATGATTCTGAAGATGAAACAGAAAGCACCAAACCAAATAAAGAAGAAATGTTGAAAGTTATAAAATCGAAACTTACAACAGATCAATTTAAAGAATGGCAGAAGATGCAGAAGATCATCAAAAATCATCCTGTTCTGGCCGATTGTGTTGTCAATCTGATTCAGCTTCTACAAGCACAGGCTGGTAACTAATATGCCAGATTTGATTGATCATCTTTTTGAAAAGTTTTCAAAAAGCATTATGAAGAAAAATAAAGGGGTGGCAACCACCCCTAATAATTCTTCTAGTTTGAAAAATCAAATCATTTCATCTTTCATATTAACAAAAAATAATTATTCAAGAGAACTAAAAAATAACCTCTCTGGTTTAATTAATGGCAAAATTTCCAAAGATGAATATTTGGTTTTACAAAGATCAGCAATCAAGACAGCATATGAGAATTCATACCTCGCTGGCAAAACATATAGCCAGACCACGGAAATGACCCTTGGTGATGATGAAAGACGTTCTTTGGCATATCAGACCACCCAAGAGATGTCATTCATGACAAAATTTGCTGATGCTGTGATCAACCAAGGCGGCAAAATGAATTATTTTAAACGCCTTCAGATGTATGTTGATGGCCTTAATGCCGTATTTATGGCTGGTCGTGTTGCATACTTGCCTGAACAGGTTGAAATCATCTGGCAACTTGGAGAAACTGACAAACATTGTGTAGATTGTTTATCATTTGCAGCCAATAGTCCATACAGCAAGAAAACCTTACCAACCCTTCCGAGAGCAGGAAATAGCAGATGTCTTTCCAACTGCCGTTGCCGCTTGAATTACCGGTTTATTGGCTCAGATGATAAACATATCAATTTCGTTCTTGAAAATTATGTCGCCAATGGGAATATACCTTCTGAAAATGCTGTTGAAAATCTTTCGGCTCTCCGTGATGGGTTTTATTACTGGCGTGGTTTGTCCGAAATTGATCAAGAAAAATCATCGGTAGATATGGCCAATGAATATCGTCAGCAATATGTTGAATATATTCAGAATCAAAAACTGGCTGTTAAAAAAGATTTACCTGTTTCAAAATACTTGGCCGAAATTCGTAAATTTAACAAAGGCTTCATGTTCACAAGAATTCCTGATTTTGAAATAAATGAAGTTGTTTGTGTTTACTTTGGAATTCATCAATATTACTTGTCAATTCGCAATATTACCGGAAATGTCATTACCGGAAAAAGCATTTATGGCGAAGATATGACATTTGATATGACAGAAACAATTGTATTTAGATTGAATAAGCGGGTGTCGTGATGGATATAACTAAAGCATTGCAAGCACATGGCTTTAATAAAAAACAAATTGATGAGTTTATGTTTTATTATGACATCGCAGTTAAAATGCAAATTCCATATCCATTATATTATGCATTTGTGAATATCGTTTCTTGACAAGTAAAAAACAAAATATTATTATGCTTAATAGGAGTTTAACTATGCGTAAAGAAATACATGAAATTCAATGGCTGGATTGTAAAGTTGAATCTATCGCTTCCGAAGGGAAGGGCAAGATGCAATATATCATTTCTGGCCCCTTTATGAAAGCGGATGTGCCCAATCGCAATAAGCATGTTTATAAACGCGATGAAGCTAATAAGGCCATTGCTAAACTAAGACCAATGGTACAAGAGCGTAGAATACGAATGTTGGTTGATCATCCTGACTTTTTTAGTTCTGGCGCAAGTCTTGTAAGAGCGGGTGCCCTTCTTATGGACATTACTGATGTTCAGGATGACGGCTATGCTTACTACAAGGCAAAAATTCTCAATACTGCGGTTGGTAAAGACCTTAAAGCCCTTCTTGATGGGGGTTCGAAAATTGGGGTTTCGACTCGCGGTATGGCAAATGTCAAATCAGAAGAAATTGTCGGTTATGAAGGCAAATTTGATGTCATTTATGACTGGGAACTTTCTTCTATTGATTTCGTCGATGACCCGGCTGTGTTAGATACCGAAGCGTACATGCACTTAGAATCCAAAAAAAGGAGTTCCGTAATGTTTAAAACCGTCGAAGAAATGAAAGCGGCTTGCCCTGAACTTGTTCAGAAGCTTGTCGATTCAACGATCGCCGACGTGAAACAGGAATACGATGTCAAACTCCAGGAAGCTGAAAAGAAGGTTCAGGAAACTGCACAGGAACTTTCTGCTAAAGCAACCGAACTGGAAACAGTTGTTGAAGGCATCAAAAAAGTATTTCCCGACAAATTCACTGTGATTGAAGAATCAAAGCTTGTTGAAGAAAAAGCACAGCAGCTTTCTGAAACCGAAAAGGCACTTCAGGATGCTAAAGCTGAAGCTGATAAACTTCGCAGCCAGATCAAGGAAATTGAAGATGCTCATACCAAAGCAGAACGTGATGCTTATGTTGATCATCTGAAAGCCACAGACGCAGAATTTTTCGCACTGGAATCATTCAAAAATTGTTTTGAAAATTGTCTTACCAAAGACGAAGTAAAGACTGTTTATGAAGCCAATGCTGCTATCGTAGCCGAAATGAAAGCCAAGGTAGCAACCCCCGCCCCGGCCAAAACTCAGCAAACAGGTGAAAGCGCAGAACCCAAGAAAACTGGTCTGACCGATGATCAGAAGAAGGACTTTGAAGCTCGTAACCTTCAGCGCAGACGCAATGGCCTTGACCCGTGGACTGAAGCCAAATATCTTGAAAAGTTTGGCAGCAAATAACGAAAGGAAAATGACTTATGAAAGCTTCGTTTATTGAACGAAATCAGCAACTGTTGGACAAATACGGTCATCTTCTCGATGGTGCCAAACATTTCACCAACAACACTCGTCTTAACGAGTTGGAAGAAAACAAAATGGCCCTCCTGCTCGACAACGCGGTCAAATCGACCTGTGTTGAAATGGGCATCGACTATAACCAGTTTGATCTCAAACAGGTTGAAGAAACCAACCAGACCTCTACCGGCTCTATCGCCTACATGATCAAGACCAAAATGGCCATGATCGGTCAGGTGTACCCGAACATGATGAGTCGCGAACTGGTTTCTCTCCAGCCGATTCCTCAGCCAACTTACAAAATCTTCTTCAACGATTTCAAACGTGAAGATGCTACTTCTCTGGCTGCAAACATTCATGCCAATCGCAACTACGCCAACAACGTAGAATATGACCCCGTTTCACCGACTGCTGTTAAGACAATCAGCTTCGAAATCACTTCACAGGACGTCAGCGCAACAACCAAAAAGTTGAAGGGCAACGTAACTATCGAAGTTGAACAGGATTTGATGGCTTATCATGGCATGGCCGCTATGAGCCTTATCACCGGCACTATGGGCGCTGAACTTACCCGTGAATGGGATAGAACCATCATCGCCGACCTGTTTGCTGGTGCTACCGGTGGTATCGCATACTTCAACCAGACTGCTCCGTCAGGCATTTCTTACACCGACCGCAAGGTTTGGATGGAAACCCTGTTTGAAAAGTTTGTTGATGTCGATACCCAGATTTTCAAGAAACGCTATCGCAAGACCAACTATATCGTTGTTCCTGCTGACCAGGCTGGTTTCATCGAAAAGATGGAAGGTTTCGTACCGGATTCTGTTTCTGTTGAACAGAAAACCATCAAAACCGGTGGCCGTTACTATGCTGGTAATCTGAAAAACAGATGGCGTGTTTATGTTGACCCCTTCATCGAAGGCGAAATCCTTCTGGGTTACAACAACTCAGCCGACTGGACTGAAACCTCGTATGTATTCTCTCCATACGAAATGGCATACCTCAGCCCCGAAGTAACCAATCCGAACACCTTCGTCAAAACCAGAGCGGTCATGTCACGCGCTGCCCGTAAGCTGGTCATTGGTGATCTGCTCGGTAAGGTTGTTATCACCAACTCATAATCTGAGTTGAACTAAGACCTCAAAGGGGGGGGGGTGGAAACACCCACCCCCTTTCCATCTACAATGAAAATAAAATACACAGGACTTCAAGAGACTATTTTTGTCAACATCATTGTTGAGTCTGTAGAATATAAGCGGCATTTTGTCAGAAATGAGTGGACTAATATTCATGATGATAAGATTGCCAAGGCTCTATTAAAGAGTAAATTTTTCATTTCCGAGGATAATCTAAAGTTTGATAATTGTGATAAACAACAACCAATTCTGCTTCAACGTAATTATGCCCTTGGTGATCTGATTATGTTGATTCCAGTGGTTAAGTATATGAAACGGACATCTGGTATGCGATTTTCATTAATAACCAGCCCCTGTTTTGTTGAGATTATGAAGTGGTTTGGTATTTTTGACGAAGTATATTCTAATATGCCAAAGCGCGGCTATAAAAACTATCTCATTTTGGATGGAGTTCTTGAAAGCGACCATAGCTTGACAAACCATACTAGACAGATGCATCGTATTAAAATATATGAGGAATTTTTTAAAGTCACTGTGGATTATTATGACTTCACACCGGAGAGAAACAATGGCTGATCTTTATATCAATGTTAGTCCAGCTACACATATATTGCCAAATGGTGATATGAATTTTACACCGGTTGTTGTTCAGCCAAATGAAATTTTTGATCGAAGGCAGACAAATTTGGATGTTGATAAATATTCATCATTTAGAAAGTTCAATATTAAAGAAATATATGGACATGAAAATTTAACATTGGTTAGGGAATTTGCCCTTGGTGATCTGATTATGTTGATTCCTGTGGCTAGGAACTTTAAAAGGCAGAAGAATATCAAAAATCTTTTCATTGCCACATCTGAGAGGTTTATTAAGCCTTTAAAAACACTATTTCCAGATTTGGAATTCTTAAAACTGTCGGCATGTGATAACAAGAAACATGGCCTGAAGATTCATCTGAATGGTATTCTGGAATGTGATCATAGTTTGAATAACGAACAAAGAAATCTTCATCGGATGGATATCTATGCTAATTTTCTTGATACTAAAATTGACAAGCTTGATTGGAGTAGTCAAATGCAGACCAAGGGTAAATTATTTGTGAACCCAAAGGAAAATACCATTGCTTTGCAAATCCGTGGCTCTGGTTACATGAAAACCCTGCCATATGAATTTGTTCAAAGGATGGCAACGTCAATTGCAGCAAAGGGCTTTAAAGTGCTTTTAATTGACCAAGATGCTTCGAAAGGATTTGAAGATCATAATATAATAAACGCTTGTGGTAAGATGACAGTTATAGATATAATTGAAAATCTGAAACATTGTAAATGTGTTTTGACAATGGATAGTGGTGTTTTATGGCTGGCTCATGTTGCGGCCTGCCCTGTGATAACATTCCTTGGTTCAACTAGAGAACATGAACGAATGACATTACATCCACTATATCCAGAAAAAGCAAGAACTATTGATCTTGCTACTCATATAGGTTGTACTCCCTGCTTTGAAACTAGAGCAAGGTGTAAAGGAACAATAGATTGTATGAACAAGTTCAATCATGATACAATATTGAATGAGGTTCACCGCAATCTCGATATTATTTTGAAAGGTGTTTAACAATGGCCAGAAAAAGCAAACGTGGTTCTTATAATCAAGAATCTGAAAACAAAATCGAAGATGTCGTTATTGAACAGGAAGCAATCATTCCTGAAGCTGAAGT